GTTTTTAGCATGTTATTATTGTTCTTTGCAAGAACGTCGCGCATATTCTCTTCTGAAATATCAATTCCGGCATCAGCGTATTTTTCAATGCTTTTCTTAATTTTCGCGATAGAACACATCTTCTTGTGCTCCTCGGATAATCCTCCAAAATTAGGATTATTCTCGCCCGACATCTTTTTGCTATGCTCTTGGCACCACTCTTCGCCCTTGGGTCTCGGGTCGCCCATCCGGCTGATAGACATTTGTTCTTTTGTTTCTTGAGTGTGTTTTTTGCCAAACATAGGATGTGCCTCACCGCGTAGCACCTTTCCACCACCCGTCATATTGTATCCATTGCGAAACGTGTCGTATAATTCTATATACTTAATCTCATACTCGTCAAGCTCCTCAAAAGAAATGCCGTATTCTACCACGATTGTCGTAAACTTGTATTCGTAGCAAACAATGGCATTATACAAATTTGGTTGGTTCTTGGCCATTGTCCCCGACTTTATGGCAGTCCTGTATCCGCTCATCCTGCGCCAAAAGTCCTCGCACTGCCCTATGTATCCCTTGCCACTATCGGGGAAGAACAGATGATATATGGCACCCGTTTTGTGTATAGTCTTGGCGATGTCCTTGTCTACATCTAGCTTTTTGGGGAAGTAGCTATTTTCCGCTACGACAATCATAGAGATACATGTAAAGTTTAATGCCTTAGGCCTTTATGTATATGCCTGTTTGTCGATATGCGCGAAGACAACGTTTTCCGCGTGATGTCTGGTATGGGTGGTCTGGCTTTCGCCAACTAGATGTGTCGTCTTGTATTCTTTTTTGCTTGCTTTTTTCTTTTACAATTCAAATTGCTCCTATGAGTTTTTTGAACCAATCATTTGCGTAAAAACTGTAGAAAATATATTTAGATATTCATATGAGTGCTCTGTATTTTTCACAGTTAGAAAACACCATTCCTAAGTGGGCTGAAAAATACTTCAAACTCAATCAGGACAGAGAAGATACCGCGGAACCTTCTGGCGAAGATATCTCGGCTGCCGAGGAGATGTGTCAAACTGCTTTGGACACCCAAGAAGGAAATGCCGTGATTCTGTGCAGCATGTACCCAATGACCGACGACTTAAAACCATGGGACTGGGACCGGCTTTACCCTTTCTCGATACTGCCAGAGTACGAATCATGCCTAAAACCCGACGGAAGTTTAGATTTGACTCAGCAAAAATGCGCAAATGCATGCAAGGGGTCTCCAGCCCAAAAAGGATGTCCGTTTTCTGACGACCCTGAGTTTAATTCATATTGTGCCACGTATCCTTTCATGAATTACGAAAGTCGGCTTGAAGGTTGTGACTTGACAATCATGACCTCTGGTAAAGAATACAGATCGAAGATGTGTGAAACTGTTTTGAAAGTCGGGGGTCAAGCAAAACCATCGCAATGGTGCAGAATGTATGGAGGGGAAGCACCGGAGATCAAAGTTATGTTTCCAGAATACGCATCTTGCATGCAAGACGACGGAATGGTTGACTTGACTCAGGAAAAATGTGCAAACGCATGCAAAGGTGCCCCTGACCAAGCGGGATGCAATAAACCACTGCCTGACTATGAAATGTTTAATCTAAAATGCACCCCCAATAATTACTCTGTTAACACGACGCTGTGCGACTCAATTGTTGGTAGAAACCCTGATAAAAAATTTAGGATGAATATGTGTCAAACTGCTTTAGATACTCCCGGAGAAGATGTCACGAGATGGTGCAGCATGTACCCGGGAGACTATAAATTTGATGGTACGGTATTGCCAGAATACGCATCATGCCTAAACCCCGACGGGAGTGTGGACTTGACTAATGGTTATTGCGCAAATGCATGCAGAGGGTCTCCAGCCCAAAAAGGATGTCCTAAGCCCGCTCCTACGCCCGCCCCCAAGCCTGCCCCCAAGCCTGCCCCCAAGCCTGCTCCTAAGCCTGCTCCTAAGCCTGCCCCCAAGCCTGCTCCTAAGCCCGCTCCTAAACCTGCTCCTAAGCCTGCCCCCAAGCCTGCTCCTAAGCCCGCTCCTAAACCTGCTCCTAAACCTGCTCCTAAACCTGCTCCTAAACCTGCTCCTAAACCCAATGAAATAAAGCTTGGTAAGGTCCTCGCAGTCGTCAACAAGGATAAAGTTACCATCACTTACACAGCGGGGGCGAGGGTTCAGACGAAGACCATCGACAAGTCAAATCATGGCTTCAAGAAAGGACAAATCGTATACGTGACCGTTAAACCCGCACCAACTCATTCTTTCGTGTCCGTGTCGGCGAAGAAGCCCGCTGCTAAACCCGCTGTTCGCTAAAACCACAGGATATCCTGAGATTATGGTTGGCGAACGCGTTGGAAAACCTCTTCTAAGTAAACCAGAAGGTAATGCGAAGGATGGCGAAAACGTCGATATAAAAGTATATCGACGTTTTTGTGAAAGTCGAAAGTAAGAACTTACCCACTACCTGGCGACTTATTAACCAAACAAAGGACGAGCGTATATGTTCGGATCGATCGTTGATGCGTAGAACGGACCTATGTCCTGCTTGGGGATGATGGGGTCGGCGCGCAGGTCGTAGTTGGCGTTCTTCAGGGAAGAACCCTGAGTGTTGACACCGATCCACTGGGTGGCGGTCAGGAAGTTCTGAGCCTGCAGGTTCTTGGGCGCCCACATGTCAAAGTCGGCGGCATCGGGACTGGGCTTGGGCAGCAGCTGGGACGCGGGGGTGAGCATGGGCATCATTGGCTGCATCACCTTGGGCACTTTGGTTCCGGAAGTCTCGGCGTCCATGCTGTCGTCCTCGGCATCTGCCATGTCATCACCCTCCTGGACGTAGATGTCATCGTCTTCGGCATCTTCCGTGTCATCGTAGGCATCCTCTCCGTCGATCATGTCAGATCCCTCGAGGTTTACGATGTCGTCGTCCTCCATGTCGGTTTCAGGGTAGTAGATGTCATCTTCCATGTCGTATTCGGCACCCTCGGCGGAGTTCATGAAGCCCTCGGCTTTCTTGTAGGGGTTAGGAATCGTCACCTTGCCCTTGGAAAAGTTCTCCCATAGCTTGAACAGGATGAAAACAACCACGAGTGCAATCAGAATCTTCACAATCATATTGTCCATCATCGTCTTTCCTTTTATGTTATATAAATATTATTTTTTTTTGGACAAGTTTATTCAAAGTAAGAAATTTCAGACGCCTTCTTTGGCTTTGAAATCTTACACTTGGGAGTTTTAACGATTTGTGCCTGTTTCAGGGTAAAAATCGTCCCAAACTCCGACTTCCCAAAGGAAATTTCAGACGTTTTGAGGATGCAACGCACTTTCACAGGCGTTTTTATGTCGTCTATGCACGTCTCTGTCTCGTCAAACAGAGCAAAATCCTCGTCAACTTTCACTTTCAAGGAGTTTTTGGTCAAAAAGGTCTTCAGGCCCTGTGCGATATCATCGTCATCCAGAGGCGCCTTGAACCAGTTCTCCCTGTTCTCCTTAGCGGCAACGCCAACGCTCTTTTCCACGGACTCTACGAAGTCACAGAATTTCTGAGGAAGTCGCAGAAACGCAGACCTCCGCTGGAACTCTTCTAGAATAACCACGGGGGTCTGGATGTATATGGGGTTAAAATTCACAACGTACATGCCATTTTCCTTCGTCAAGCCGGAAAACTCTGTGACAACGGGCTCGACATCCTCAAAGAACGAAACCTCCTCCGGAGAAGTTTGGACTACGTCGAAACTATCAACGTCTTCGGGGCTCTCGGCGTCTTCGGGGCCCTCGGCGTCTTCGGGGCCCTCGGCGTCTTCGGGGCCCTCGGCGTCTTCGGGGCCCTCGGCGTCTTCGGCGTCTTCGGGGCCCTCGGCGTCTTCGGTTTTTTTGGCGTCTTCGGGGCCCTCGGCGTCTTCGGTTTTTTTGGCGTCTTCGGGGCTCTCGGCATCTTCGGGGCCCTCGGCGTCTTCGGTTTTTTTGGCGTCTTCGGGGCTCTCGGCGTCTTCGGGGCTCTCGGCGTCTTCGGTTTTTTTGGCGTCTTCGGGGCTCTCGGCGTCTTCGGGTTTTTCGGCGTCTTCGGGGCTCTCAGCGTCTTCGGGGGTTTCTGCAACGTCCTCAAGAATCTCGTCGTTTTCTGGGTTCTTGGCATCATCGTTAATTTCCTCTGGCGCTCTTTCTACCTCTAACGAATCTGTTTCAACGGGCGTTTCTGGGACATCTTCTAGCACGAGGTCTTCCTTAGTGTCCCAACCAAGCTTTGCTTTGATTTGCTTGAACCTGTTGCTCAGGGGGCCAGGGGATTCCTCGACTATCAACTTTTTCTGGGCGGCCATTTATTCTCGTGGTTATTAAAATTTTCTTTTTTTTACACATTTTTGTAATAAAATATTGACATATATAAATGTCGTCAAAGCGAACTAAGTCTCCTATATACTCTAAAAAGAAGGGGGGTCTGTTGCCGCTCCCCCCTCGCAGAAAGTTTAGGAAGTCGCCTGCGCACCAGACGCCCCGCGGCTCTGAGATAGAAAAAGAGGTCATTCCTCAGCAGAGCGACCACCGCTACGCCCAGGGGGAGATCGTCCGTGTGTACTTTGACGAGCGCGGGAAGAAGATAGTTGGCGTGCGTCCATGGAAATACGCTGGCGCTTCTCTATCTAAGGTGTCTACAGAGGGAAAGATACTCAGTGCGTCTTCCGATAAGGCGACGGTCGCCTTCAAGAGGCCTAGTGGTTCTTTCAGTGCTCGACTGAAAGGCGCGACGCCCATGAGTGCCAATGGCGGAATTCCGCTGTTCGCGCTACTGAATTCAGATTTCATCGCGGACGACGTCGAGCAGTATGCGACAAAATCGGACAGAAAGGTTGGCGAGACCATCACTGTGTATCTCGACCCTATTTCAGGCCAACCCGTCGAGGAACAAACTATTTACCCCGTCAAAGGAAAGATAGTCAAACCCGGGACGGTGGAGATACCCAAGACTGTGATAAAGACCGTGGTCGTGAAAGGCACGCTCCCCCTTGGAAAGCGCATAGAGCTTTACATTGACGGAGAAAAGACATCCCTCAAGCAGATGTCCGCCTCTTCCGTGAGGGTACCTGGTACCGTGGTTGATTCAAAGACGGGAGTGTCGACGCTGAGTTACAAGGTGCCCTCAAAGACGAGCGGTCAGTATGTATCTCGCTATTCCCCCACCAATGTCACGGGACGCTACGTGACCGACCCCCGTTTTATGAGAGAGCGCTCTCCCGGTGCCCAGCGCGCGGTCGCCATGTATAAACCGCCTGTCCCTCCTTTGTGCGTAGGGGAACACTTCGACCCGAGAGCCCCCAATAGCTGCTACATCAAGGGTATGGAGGAGCGCCTGAAACCCATCCTCGCCGAGAAATCGAGGTTGAAGGGCACCGCAGGCGCGAACGAGTATTGCGATTTCAGCCGACCGAAACTACAGGCCCACCAGATCGCCGTGAAAGAGTTTGCGAGGATCCTCGCATCGAGGTCGCCGAAAGAAATAGACGGCATCCGCGGAATGCTGTGCTATCATTCGGTAGGGTCTGGAAAATGTCTTCATCCCGAAACCGACGTGTTAACATACTCTGGTGACATTATCAAAGCGAAAGATATGCGTCGGGGTATGGAACTTATGGGTCTTGATTCTACACCAAGGCGCGTTCTTGACGTAGGACGTGGGAGAGAAACTATGTACGAGATAGTCCCAATCAAAGGAGACCCGTGGAAATGTAACGAGACTCATGTGATGAGTCTTGTTTATAATGACCAAGGGAGGATTCAAAAAACTAGATATAATACGTATTTGGTGAAATACCACGAGTATACGACGGATGGTCGCGGAGTATTCAAATACCCTACCGTGAAAACTTTGAAAGAAGCGGAAGCCATAGTGTCTAGACTAAAACCAAATCACATAGTTGATATCCCCCTAAACGAGTATCTTACACTTCCTAAGCACGTAAAAAATGCCTTGAAGCTGTTCAGGTCTGGACCTATAGAATTTCCTCGTAAAAAAGACCCGCTTTTTGACCCATATGTCATAGGGGCATGGTTGGGCGATGGGGCTTCTTATAGTGCTGCAATAACAATAGATAAAAAGGAGACCACACTTGTTACTGAAATAGCCCGTAGAGTGGGAAAGTATGGTCTGGTGCCTCGTAAAATAGATTTGAAGAACAAGACAAAATGCGATGGGTATTACATAACAAGACCAGGTGATAATACCAATAAGGGTAAGACAGGATCCAATGTTTTTCTTAACGCTCTAAAAGCATACGACTTGCTGAAAAACAAACATATACCGCAAGACATAAAAACGGGAACAATACAAACTCGTTTGCAAGTGCTGGCAGGTCTTCTAGACACCGATGGTTATCTGGGAGCAAACTGCTTTGAGATAACACAAAAAAATAAACGTCTCTCCCAAGATATTGCATTTGTAGCGCGTTCTCTCGGATTTGCCGCTTACCTTAAAGCAGTCACCAAGTCGTGTATGTACAAAGGAGAAAAGAAGTGCGGGACATATTACAAAGTGAGCATAAGCGGCGAAGGTCTAGAAAAAATACCAACAGCCCTGGAACGGAAGTGTGCAAGGCCCAGGGAGCAGGTAAAGGACGCGAGAAGGACCGGGTTCTCGGTCAAGAAACTAGGCGTTGGAGAGTATGTAGGGCCTGTTTTAGATAAAGATCATCGGTACTTGCTCGGAGATTTTACGGTGACGCACAACACTGTATCCTGCCTTGGCATTGCCCTATCATTTTGGAACACAAAGCGAAACATAATCCTCACCACGACGCCGAACAACATGAGGGACAACAACCCAAGTGTGTACACGGAAAACCTGTTCAAATTCTTCCCCGACCAGGTGAAAATGGTATTCAAGGACAGGCCCCTTCCTGACTTCACACGACCTCCTTATAACAGAACGGTGACCTACGACGGGAAAAACATGACCGCGGGAGACGCTCTCAAGATGTGGTGCAGCGTTCCTGCAAACATCAAACCAATGAGCAATCGCATCAAGACGTACTCGTTCGTGACGTTTGCGAGCTACCTTGGTTTCAAGGGTTCTGGCGTCCTCGGTCGCAAAAACGCTGAAGGAGATGCACTACTGCTAGGAAAATATGCCACGTCAAAGCTAAACGGTACGCAAGAGGCTACGCTGAAGGCGGACGGTTCCGTGCTCATCATGGACGAGGTCCAGTCCATGTTCAAGCCCGGAGGCGCTGGACCGGACTACATAGCTTCCGTGAAGTGGTTGAGGTCAGAGCTAGTGAAGCAAAAGTACGCCAAGCGCATGTATGTGTTCGCACTCACTGGAACCCCCGGTGGCACCGTAAAGGACATCCTGGACGTCGTGAACTTTGTCAGACCCCTGAATATTCCGAGAATACGCCCACAGGACCTCAACACACACCCCGAGTGGCTCAAGGGATTCATTTCGTACGTGGAGCTCCGAAACGATACCTCGGTGTACGGAGTAAAGACCGTGAAAAACGTGTTCGCCCAGATGGACCCCAAGTATTACGCGGCCTACTTGAGAATAGTCTCCGCCGGCAGGACGGTCACTGTCCCCGGCAAGGAAGTTGACAACGTGAAGGGCAAGAAGAAGATATCGTTTTCCGAAAGTCTCCACCAGCCAAAGGCCCCTGGGTATATGGGTCTCGCGATAGGCGCGGGAGACGCCCTCACGACCAAGTCCTCGATGGCCGGTATTTACTCGCCACAGGAAATCCAGAACCTCATGAGCAGGTCGCTGACTGGTGGCATCCCCGCTGCCATAATGTTTGACGGGAAGCCCATTATTCTGTCCCCCAAGGTCCGGGACTGCATAAACAACATGCTAACCATGAAGGGCAAGCAGTACGTATACGCCGTGAACAAGTCTACGATTTACGCACTCATGACGGCGCTGATGAGCATCGGCTACTCCCCGGTGACCCCAAGAAACATGGGAGCCGTGACATCCCCCGGCAAGCGTTTCATGTTCTACAAGAGCGGAAGCTACACGTTCAACAAGAAAATCGTAAAAGTCACCGAACAGGACCTCAACGCCATGAAGAACGTTATGGAAAGGAAAGATAACATCAATGGCGACTACATAAAAATTATACTCGCGACAGAAACTTACTACCAGGGACTTTCTATAAACGGACTGACTGGTGTTCACCTCCTCGATCCACTCCACGACGCAGCCGCGGACGTTCAAGGTATCGGCCGCGCACTGCGTTTGTGCGGCCATGCAAAGTCTTCGTCCAAGAACGTCACGGTATTCAGGTACTTCTCTACCGCCCCGAGGACGTTTTCCAGGGACGGGATTACGAAGAAGCAGCTGCCGGATATCGAAAAAATAGACAAGGAAATTCGCCGTCTTAACACCCAGGCAGACTTTTCTATGACGAACGGTGCACCTAAAGACTCCAGACTTCCGGAGGGCGTAAACACGTTCGTGTTCGCCGACGCGGTGAGGCTGAACAAGGAAGTCGCGCAGACGGAACGACTGCTCAAAGCAATGTCTATCGATTGCTCTCTGTTCAAAAACTCGTTCCATAGCTCCGAGAATTTCAAGTGTGGAGTTCCCACACGGGTTGACATAACGGCGTCCAAATCACCAATGAGCGCGAGAAAGGTTTCTCCAACGACAGGCCTCCTCAAACTAAGCCCACTCACACCAAAGTCATCGTCTTCTAAACGGTCATCGTCTTCTAAACGGTCATCGTCTTCTAAACGGTCATCGTCTGGAACGCGGTCATCGTCTGGAACGCGGCCATCGTCTGGAACGCGGCCATCGTCTGGAACGCGGCCATCGTCTGGAACGCGGTCATCGTCTGGAACGCGGTCATCGTCTGGAACGCGGTCATCGTCTGGAACGCGGTCATCGTCTGGAACGCGGCCATCGTCTGGAACGCGGCCATCGTCTGGAACACGGACATCGTCTGGAACACGGACATCGTCTGGTTCTATTGTCGCAAGTTCTTCTCCCCGGGGAGTTATTTCCTCTCCTCAAAAACCTCGTAAGTTTGCTTCTGCGCGTTTTTAATTGAGTGATTACAAAGTCAGTTGATTTGATACAGCACATATGTGATATATCAAGTATGAAAACAAGATGCCGATGATGAGATTCGAACTCATGACCACGAATATAGCGTTTATATACAAAGCATGACGATATAGCCGTTTATATACAAAGCATGACGATATAGCAAGACGATATGAGCACAAACAAATAGTAGCGGCGACAGGATTTGCACCTGCGCGGACTGTTACGTCCAATCGGGCTTAAGCCGATCTCCTTAGACTGCTCGGACACGCCGCCATGTGTGTTTATAGTCCACCGACTTTACCAGCAGCAGGATTTGCACCTACGCGGACATCACGTCCAACCCCTCTTGAGGGGGCCACCTTAACTACTCGGTCATGCTGGCAAAGCAATACATTGCAATACGTTTTAAGACCGCCGTCTCGAGCCCACGCAGAATCGAACTGCGAACTCGTAATTATAAGTAAAACCTACGCAATTATCATATGTATGTGTCAAATTACTATTTAAACGATCAAGAGTTATTGCAAACTCCCCGCAATAGAAGCATTTTTTAGCCATCAAATCAAAGCCCTCCGTTGCAGTAATATCATAAGTTATTTTGCCACTCATTGATTTTTTAGTAAACCATGATGACCAAAGTGACATATTCAAAATGACACCATTATATAGTGATTGCAGTGCATTTTCGTATCTTTTAATGTTGTATTGTTTCATATACTCTTTTCTACGTTCTGGGTTTTGTTGGTAATATTCTTTTTGATAAATGTTTTTCTTCTGCTTGTCTCGAACCATCCTTGATATAAACTCAAGGATCTGATTATATTTGGCGACGTGTCAATATGACATATTGACATAGGCTCTCGCGTTTTAAGACCGCCGTCTTGCCCGCCGTGGGATTTGAATCCACGACCACGAGGTTAAGAGCCTCGCGCTCTGGCCAACTGAGCTAGGCGGGCTTGTGTTTAAAGTCCACACGACTCGGCGCCAATCGGGTTCGAACCGATGACCTACAGGTTAACAGCCTGTCGCTCTACCCTACTGAGCTATGGCGCCTTTGCGTTTAGAGTCCGCCGACTTCTCTCGCCACCCCGATTCGAACGGGGGACCAACGGATGAATGCAAACTTTACAGTCCGGTGCGCTACCACTGCGCCATGGCGAGATGCGTTTAGAGTCCGCCGACCCGGCACCAATCGGGTTCGAACCGATGACCTACAGGTTAACAGCCTGTCGCTCTACCCTACTGAGCTATGGCGCCTTTGCGTTTAGAGTCCGCCGACAGCGACCCAGGCGAGGTTCGAACTCGCGATCTCTGGCTTAGAAGGCCAGCGCTTTATCCACTAAGCTACGAGGTCTTGCGTTTGAGCCCGCCGGCTTGCTCACTGACGGGATCGAACCGCCGACACACGGCTCATAAGACCGTTGCTCTACCACTGAGCTAAGCGAGCTGAACGTGCCGCGAATCGAACGCGGGAATGCACTTTGGAAGAGTGCTATGTTGACCACTACATCACACGTCCTGGTGTCCTCGGTGGGGGTCGAACCCACAACCTTTCGCTTAGGAAGCGGACGCGCTATCCATTGCGCCACGAGGACAATGTGTTAACCCACCGGTTTGCTCACTGACGGGGTCGAACCGCCGACACACGGCTCATAAGACCGTTGCTCTAACCACTGAGCTAAGCGAGCTGAACTAGCCGCGAATCGAACGCGGGATTCTTGCTTGGAAGGCAAGTGTGAGAACCACTTCACCACTAGTCCTTTTGTCTATGGAAAGACAAAAAATATGTAATTTTTACGCACGCAACCAATTATGAACCGCGGGCTTACGTTGGGCCCGCATTATACGCGCGTTGTCTCTGTTAAGTTCGTCGCTCGTCAATATACATGCACAGAACAGCGGAGGCGTGTTAGCAGCAGCCGAAGAATTTCCATAGCGATTCCCAGAATGTGGGAGTGTATAGCCGTTCTACGAGGCGGTCTATCGTTCCGTCTTCGATCATTTGCCTGAGCAGCGCGAGTGTTTCGGGCGTCAGGCGGTCGTCCGCCGTCCCAAGCTTCCCGTCCTTGCCCTCCGCGAAGTCTATGAGCGCCTGTATTGCCATCGGCCTGGTCGCGCCTACGAGAGCGTCTTCTACGAGAGAAAGTATTATACTAACGTTGATACTTGCCAGAAATGCCATTGATACTATAACGAAATACTATTTTTCACGTTTCGCTGGTCAGTGTGACGATGACATCGAGTTCCTTACGCTTTAGGGTGCCGTTCTCGGTGTAGACACCGGCCTTCGACCCTCTTTTGGCCAGTTGCGGCCATCTTTCGGAATCATAAGGTTTCGGAGGATGCTTAGACTGTTGGGACTTTGAGGTTTCATAAGAAATCTTCAGGTTTCATCAGCTTTGATGTAACGGAACTTTGCAAAGAATTAAGGCGGTGTGAAGATGCGCTACAAAGCGAAAAGACTTGTGCAACGGTGGTCAGAAGTGGAAAATACGTGCCTCCTACACGGAGGTGCACCGCTACATATTGACATTTTGCGTAAAAAGAGGAATAAATATATATGGTCCTAAGAAAATGAGCGTCTCTCTCAACCCGTTTTCTGAGAACAAGGCCGTCAATATAGGTTCGGATGCAGGCGGCGTCGGGATTCAACTCCCCCCTCGTTTTGCAGCTCGCCAGCAGAAGATCGCGTCTCCCGAGAGTGACTTTGGGGACGGCGATGACGACCCTGCCGTGAAAGATTTCATGCGCGACATTGCAAACAGGCAAAAAATGAAGGACGATTCCGATGTTGAGAGCGAGTCTAATAGCGAAGTGTCCGCGGATTACGAAGGAGACGGGAACATTTATTCGTCTTCGTCGCCGACGGAGTCTCATGGTAGTGGACGCGGCGGGGGTCGCGGCGGCTACTACGAAGAAACACCGTCCGCGGGCTTCCTGTCCATTGCCGACGAAAAGGCCGACATCTTGTTCCGCCTAGAAGTGCTCCGCAAGCAGGGCATCGAACCGCGCCGGTTCAGTGCCCGCGACGACATCCGGGAGATGCGCGCAGAGCTCACTCGCATCAAGACTCACCTCGAACTAGACAGGTCGCTGAAGTTCTCTAGGAAAGCCCTCGTGGGTCTATCCGCGGCCCTCGAATTCCTGAACGAAAAGGTAGACGTCCTCGACCTCGAACTCGACGGGTTCAGCGACCAAATGCACCAGAGCGTGTATTCGCAGAAGGATTACGACAGCATCCTCGAAGAGCTCTACTTCAAGTACCGCAACAAGGTGCAAACCCCTCCGGAGATCCGCCTCCTCCTAACGTTCGGCGGCGCCGCCCTCACGTTCCACATGAGCAACGTCCTCACTAAGAAAATCAAGCACACGATGGAAGACGACAGCGGGGGCGACATGATGGCGGGCATCATGAAGATGCTGGGCGGTGGCGCGGGCCCGCAGATAAAGACCCCAGAGCCAGCGCGTCCCCAGATTCCCCAGATTCCCCAGATTCCACAGATTCCCCAGATGTCCATTCCCCAGATGTCCATGCCCCAGATGCCCACGCCCCAGATGCAGGCACCCCGTAAAGAGATGGCCCCTCCGTCGTTCTCCTTTCCGATGATGAACATGATGCCTCATCCTCAACAAACGTCCAACCTAAAATCGGAACCGGTGGACGCCATGAAGAGCCAGGGTCCTGGCAGCGATGACGAATCGGAACGCCTCTCCGACGTGCCTTCCGACCTCGAAAGCCCCACGCCGAGCGATTTCCCCTCTCCGGACAACAAGGTCATCGAGCTTGCGCCAAAGAAGCCTCGCGGCCGCCCTCGCAAAAACCAAGGGGCTGCGGCAGGTCGCGTAATTCACATTTAATTTCAATAAAAAAAAATATGTAAATATATAAAATGTTCTTTGCTAGCATAAACGAGGCATTTGGAGTAGACTCGCTGGAAAAAACCGACGAAGAAATTAAGCAGCGCCCGAAGACCGCGAAGGCAGAACGGGTCAGCGTTGACAGGACGAAGTTCCCCACGAAAGAAATGGTGGGTGAAGATATGCCCGACGAAGATTCTTACGAAATTCCCGCAGTCATCCCTGAGGAGAGAAAGCTTACAGACCTAGAAGTCAGGAGATACATATCCAAGATGTACACCAAGGGTGGCATTAAGAAAGTTTGGTCCCTGCTCGACCAGAGAATACGCAAGAAAGTGCTCGCAATGTGTAACAAGACCATCAAAAATACGCACAAGTGGTTCGAGGACCTGATGGCCTCTCCGGAAAAACTCTTGATACTCCTAGCAATCATCTTCGTCCTCATTTTGCTCCTCGACTCCACGTCGTCCAAACCGGACGTCCAACCCCATTGCGCGCATATGTACAGACCGGTAGAACAGATCTATTACCCTCAGCAGGCGATGGGGGCATCCAACGGACCGGAGCTCCGCTGGTGATCACGCATACACGATGATTTCGAAAAACGTCGATATTATTTAATATCGACGTTTTTGTCGCACAATTGAAATCAAATTGCGAGGGAAATGCCAACGATTCCGGATGCCAGTCTACCGACAGGGGCGGCAGAGTCGTCGTCTATGCCAATGAGACCATAATGGAGCGCGAGCATCTTCTCCGCGACATCTAGTTTCCCCGCGGCGGCCAGCACGAAACCGACGAAGCCGAAAATTCTCAGCTTGAAAGCGCTGGTTATGGCGGCAATGGCGAAGAAAGGCCTCGCTTTCTCGCACGACTCGCACTGCAGCGCTAGGGCGGCGGAGACATCGCCAATAGACTGGATATACATCCCCTGCAGCGCGTTCGTAATCGCGTATAAAACAATACATAGAATGACAAATCGGTTAACGACCATTTATTAATATTACCATATATTATTTTTGGCCAAGGACACGCGCCTTTTCCGCAGCATACTTGCTTTTCAGTGTCTGCAGAAGAGACTTCTGCCTCGCGACAACCCCGGCGAGAGCGGTCGTACTGCTATCCACCTTGGCGCGAGTCTTGTTGGCGGCATCGAGTAAAGCACTGGCACCCGCGGTGCTGCCAGAGGAACCGAGATTGGTTTTCAATGCCGCATTCAGGAGATCCGCTTTCTGTTCCAGATACAGCTTATCCGCATCTTGCTCCGCCTTTTCGTTCTTTTTTATGAGGTAAAACATTATAACTATCGTTATGGCAGATGCTATAACAATCCCGGAAACAGTTATCACGAGCCAGCGGGACATTTATCATATACTTTTATTTTATTTGTAGGCACCGGGGGCGTAAGAGCGGATAAAATCTTTGGCCATGTTGAAATACTTTGCTCCGAACCCGCCTTTCATTGGCTCTATGTCTGCCGAACACTCGGGAAGCCACAGGTCGGTAAACTTCGGGGCTCCCCCCGTGGGGTTCTGCTGCTGCGATATCCATTCGTTATACGAACCAATAGTGACGATGTCGGGGTTGTACTTTTTCATATTTCTCACCTGGTCGGCGAAGAATTTCCCGTCGTCTCGACACCGTCTCCCGTCGTTGGTCGTGGTCATGTACGTTTTTTGCACGGCAAAGGTGACGCCCATCTGCTCCGGTCTCCCGTTAAACATATATGGCTTCGGCGTCACGGAGTTCTCTTTGTATTTCCACATCGTCCCCGCATCGCTCATGAGCGCCCACATCCAACGCACGGTGAAATTGTCAAGGACGCCGCCGGACGGTATCGGCTTGGGAGTAGCCGAATTGGCAGGGAACCCGTCAGTTGTGCCGGCGATGAGAAGCAAAGGCTTTCCACGGTGGTTGAAAAACAAATCCTTGGGATACTTTTTGTAATACCGGTCCCAGAATAACTTGGCGTCGCCAACTGATCGTATCCACATCACTATTCTCGGCCCCCGACCCGTCTCGACCATCCTCGCGCATAACCTGTCGGCTCCCTGCAGTATCTCTTCCTGCGTCCCGTTCGTAAAGTCCAAAAATATGAAATCAACGCCGAGAGTTATCCAATTGTTAACGTGATAGTCTATCATTTTGGTGTTTCTCCACGTATACCTGTCTATACCAAATGATGGCTCTCCCCACCAATAGAATTCGGGGTACGTGTACGACCCGACCTTGCCTTGGACCTGTTTTCTCTGCGCGGACGGGTTATCGTGCCACACAGACACGAAAATACCAACCGAACGTTTCCTGTTTTTAGAGGGTCTCATACCCGCTGGCTTTGGCGCTGGCTTTGGTGCTGGCTTCGGTGCTGGCTTCGGCGCTGGCTTCGGCGCTGGTTTCGGAGCTGGTTTTGGCGCTGGTTTTGGCGCTGGCTTCGGTGCTGGTTTTGGCGCTGGTTTTGGCGATGGCTTCGGCGATGGCTTCGGCGATGGCTTCGGGGGAGGTTTTGGCACTGGTTTCGGCGCTGGTTTCGGAGGAGGCTTTGGAACTGACGGTCCCAATGGTCTTATAGGAGCTATTGCCGTACTTGGTATAGGAGGAAACAATAGCTTATTTGGGATAATCGTATCGTCATTTGGAAACGACATATAGATATGAGATAAGATAAGGTAATATTTAAAAATTTATGTTTTGTCATTTGTCATTTGACCCAGGGAGCGCGGCGAGTATAAGACTCGTGGCAAGTTCGCATTTCCTTCACTTATCACAAACATCGTCGCCCGCTCTTGTCTCACCATGGCCCGGGTGCGCAAGACCCCCGCTGCGGTTGTTTCTGCACGCAAAAATGGTTTCAATGTGGTAGAACAGACCATGTATGTCAAGGAGACGAAGACCCCATGCAAAGACCTCGCGAAGGAGTTCGGGTATGTGCCGAACGACGTGGCGCGCATCATCTACCGCCGTGCGATGGAGCTGAGGAACGAGGCGAAGAAAGAAGAGGCCGCTTACCACGCGGCGGCGGTCATCGCTCAGAACATCGGACGCGTGTGTTCTGGAGGGGGTGCTACTTTCCGCATAGAGACGCCCGAACTTCGCCACAAGAAGGGGTGCTCTGTCAACGTCAAGAATGAAGGGCGAGAGACCAAGATTGCGACGATTGTATTTGACTCGAGCGAGGTCATTCGCGTGTACATCGGGATCAAGGACGGTGAATACGCGGCCAAGTTTGTGACAACTCGAGACTTCGGCGACGGCTTTGTCCAACTCGTAGCGAGCAAGCTGGCATTCGCTTTCGCAGAGCTCCACGTCCTGGTGAACGCGAGGCGCCCGAGCACCGCGTGGCTTCTCATGCAGCTGATGACGAAAACGATTTCCGAGGTTTCGGCGATGACTGGCATCAGCACATACCGCCTGAACCGCATGATGATCGCCTGAACCAAAAACGTCGATATAAAAAAATATCGACATTTCTGTCTTTCGCCATTATTGTAAAAATATCTATACACACCACATGGCAGCCAAACCGTATGCAATCAGTCAGTCTCGCGTGAAGAAAAGCCCGTTTTCCAGCGTGGACGCGGTAAAGAAAGCGCTTGGAAAATACAAACGAAATGAGAAGATCGGGTTTTCCCAGTTGTCCAGTTTGCGTTCAATGGGGCTCGCCAAGAGAGCAGACAACACATACAAGCTCGGTGAAAAATACACCTAACTATCACCACACGAGGTGTATACCGTTTAATTAGTTTCCCGATTTTATGACGTTCGACGGCGTCGGCCCCCCGTCGCCGCCACGCCTTATATCGCCCGCGGCGGTCCACATACTGCCAAAGATAGCCGACGGATAAGGTTCGCTGCGGATATATGAATCCAAATCCCTGGGAAGGTATCTGTACTGTATTTGAACAGGACGGTCATACGTCAGCGAGTTAACGACAACGAGTATAATCCCTGTGAAGAACAGGAAAACCATGAAACTACCGAAAGACATTTATGTATCGTGATATTATTTTACAAAAATATTTGTTATACTATATGGATTCAGAAAAGCTTGAAAACATGCTGCGGCCTTATCTCCAAGGCATCGGCATCATGGGGGCGAGGGGACCGGCAAAGGGGTACGTTCTACCTTTGATCCTCGTCGCAATACTTGCCCTCGTAGGAATTGTTGCAATAATAGTAAACGTGGTAGAATACGTATTCCTGAAGAAATGTCCGATGTGCGGAGAAAAACAACACGAACAGGCGCCGTATTTTTCCAAAGTGTCTAGAATAACATTTAAATAATCAAGATAATTGTAAATACACGGCAACGACTTCATATCGACAAACTCAAGCAACGATTGTGTTTGTCATTTGACCCGGGGATATCATATCGACGGCCCAGAGTATAAAATAAGCGCGCAGGTATCAACATCATCTTTCTCACCAACCTCCTCAGCCCATAGACAAACACAGACAAACAAAGAACCCCTCTCACACACGCTCAAAACTCACAGTCAAACACTCAAGAAAAACAAGAAAAAACAAGAATGTCCGCCGTTTACACCGCGAAATCCTTCGAGCCATCTGCCATCTCCTTCGGCCCCGTGGAGAAGAACAAGATGGGTGGCAAGTTCATCCCTCTCACCAATGCCAATGGTGCCAAGACACGGATCACTATCCAGACCCCCACCATGGCCCTGCCCTTCGGCATCTCCGCCTACCGTGAGCGCCCAGACGCGGAGCCCCTGAGCTACTCTGCCGACCTTTCGTTTCGTGATATGGACACCGATGAGAACGTCGCGACGTTCTACAATAAGATCAAGGAGCTCGATGCCCACCTGCTAGATGCTGCCGTGGAGAAGTCCGTGGAGTGGTTCGGCAAGAAGAAGTCGGCCGAGCTCCTGGCGGATACTTACCGGCCACTCACGAAGGCGGACCCCAACGGCAAGTATGCAGACAACATGAAGTTTAAGATTGCCATGCAGAACGGCGCTCCCAACGTCCGCGTCTTTGACACCGATAAGACCCCCATCAGCGTTGATGATATCCCCCGCGGCTCCAAGGTCAAGATCATTGCCGAGATCGCATCCGTGTGGTTCGTCGGGCAAGGCACAATGTGGGGTGTGACCTTCCGCGCAGCACAGATCCTGGTTGTCAGCAAGCCCGCTTCTCTGGACCAGTTCGCCTTCACCGACGACGGCGACGATGATGCCCCCAAGACCGATGCCGAGTTTGTTGACGACGAAGAAGCACTCAAGTTTCTGTGAATAAACATTGCCACATCTTAATGCAAACCCTTAATGTAAACACACCAATATACATATCCAGCGAGTAAAAATTAAAATGTAGAGATAAAATACACGTGTATGGGAGTATTTTTTTCACAACCTACATATTATCCCCCGAAAAAAACAGCGAAGAGTGTCATGAAAAACATCGAGAGACAAAAACAAGACATACTAAAATTTCAGGGTTTGCGCGCACGGGCACAGCGAGGCGACGTGTCCAATGATCTTCGTTCGTGCCTAGATATGCCAAAAAACTGGGTCGGGTACTTCGCCGGAATGAACGACGCCAAGGTCCCGAGAGAAACAAGGAGACGCGCGTATGTAAAATACGCCGACGAACAGTTAAATACCATCCGTGGACTGATCAAAGACGATGAAAAACTACTCGCGCAACTTCTGGTAGAGGAGCGCGCCAAACAGCAAAAGAAACCAGGGGAAAACGCAATAGCACGGAACCCGCGACGGCCCGTGAAACCCCGTCGTTGATGCACGATGCCCCAAGACCGATGCCGAGTTTGTTGACGACGAGAGCCGTTGATTTGATTACAACACATAACCATTACGTCAATATATCAAATGACAACTGTGTAGTGTCAATATGTGGTTGTCATTTGACCCGGGAATAGCATATCGACGGCCCAGAGTATAAAACAAGCACTCGGGTATCAACATCATCTTCCTCTCTCAACTTCTACTTCTATAAGAGAAAGCAAACAAACAAAGACCCCCTAAACCCGCTCAAAGTAAAACACACACAAACACACACAAACACACACACCTTCCTCAACCAAACAAACACTCAACATGCCTGTCTTCACCGCGAAATCCTTCGAGCCCTCCACCATCGGCTTCGGCCCCGTGGAGAAGAATAAGATGGGGGGGAAGTTCATCCCCCTCACTGATGCCAATGGGGCAAAAACCCGTATTACCATCCAGACCCCCACCATGGCCCTGCCCTTCGGCATCTCCGCCTACCGTGAGCGCCCAGACGCGGAGCCCC